CATTACCTTTAGCTCATGCGGTTTCCTCGGTTGTGGCCCGCTTGTCCGGTAATCCCTCCTAATCCCGCGACGTAAAGACAACCGAGGCTTTACCTATGTGGCGAATATCTCATATCATCCATGGGCGATTGTTCCCCGGTCGTCCGCGCATGTCACTGTGCGCGCGGGCATACCTATTGCGCGAAGTTAGCTTGACTTGGCGTTTGTTCTGTGCTTTGATGACTGTTAGGCATTGTCGCCATAGTTGGGAATATTGGAGAGGACAGAATGAAACTATCAATCCTAACTGCCACACTACTCGCAAGCTGTAGTCCTGCATATGCGCAGGAACGTTGCATTTCAACTCAAGACGGTTACAAAATCCTAGAAGAACAATACGGTGAACAACGTCTTTTTGTCGGCCAATTCGATGGTTCACTTCTAGAGGTTTTCGGCAATCCAGAAACTAAATCGTGGTCATTGGTTCTAACTCACCCTGACGGAATTTCATGCCAATTAGCTAACGGGCAAGGCTTTGAAACCATTCCACTTGTTACTGGTGATCCTGCATAACTTGACCTAAACGCGCCCTGTCCATAAAGATAGGGCGTAGTTATTTGGAGTGGATGATGACGCCTGAACAAAAAAGAGTATATGACGGGGTGCAGTCGGGAAAAACTGTGCGGCAAATGGCTTCGATTCTGAACATCAGTTTCGAGTGCGCCAAGAGCAGGTATAAGCGGGCAAAGAAGTGGATCGACGCTGATCCTAGCGCGGCTTGGGCGTATTTCGTAGCCTACACGTCACACTCTAGACATTTATAAAGGCCGTCTTGGGTGAGCCGTCATCCAGCCTTAGGTTGAGCGCCCGAGTTGTCAGCCCCGGCATGTGTCGTTTGATACAGACTTACCGCGCTCAGGTGGATCATTTGGCTAACACCATCAGTTAGACTACGCTGGACGGCCAATTCCAAGCCGGATACCGCAAATGACCCGCCAGAAAGCGGTAGTTTGGTCCCGCCTGATGGATTTGAACCATCACTAATCGGATTTTAAGTCCAATGCCTCTGCCTGTTGGGCTAAGGCGGGTTAGTTGACCGTCTTTCCGGCCTGCCATCGGTTTGCAGGATATTCGAACTTCCCGCCAACGCCTATCCGGCGCATCATATGGGCCGCCCAACCGAAAGCCACGCTAGTGACCCGAAGCGTTGCGCATTGTTAAGAGGCGGATCGGGTTCTATTCTTTTACGCGTTACAGTCGCGCCCCTGTTTTATTACTCTTTCTGTTCGTAAGCAGAGCGGCCAGCTTCATTCGGCGGAATGTCACCGTTTTCGATAGCAGCGAAGAAAGTCAGAACTACAAAAGCAACTTCAAGCATAAATCCCTCCAAGGATTGTTAAGGTCAGCACCATTGCCGCCATGACCCTATCTAGCAGCGATTCGCGGACTTGTCAACTACCCTAGCGAAAAAACTTTCCAACCGCCACAAGACCAAACCCACTAACGATAATCGCCTTTTGCATCTCTGCATACACGGCAGGCAAAGCGTCAACAGTCCAACCAAGCCAAGGAAACATACTGACAACCGCCACCATAGCAGCATGGGCGCACATGGCAAGCGCAACAATACCTAACCCAACTTGCACCATGGCATTGTCACCACGTGCAAGCTTCGACTGTAGCGCTGCAATCTGCACTTCTGCCGCCATGCGCTCACTGTCAGTCTTTGCAGTCTCTCGCGCCTTGATTGCGTCCGCTAACTTACTCGCAACCGTTCCAAACAACGCAAGCCAGTTCATTTAGACCAGTCGCGCCACAGTGACCACAGATAGCCAACAACGCCCGCAACAGCAACCGCCGCAACCTCTGCAAACTGACCAAGGAAAGCCGTAAGAGGTGCCTCAATCTCAGCGGGTAAGCCCCAAGCCGCTACCATGTAGACCGCCACTACAGGGCCAAGGTGACGCGCTAGGCGTTTTACTTCTTCCATTTCATCATTCCTAACATAGCTACTAGGGCTTGTATTAGATCGGAAAGCCAACTCGACTTAGGCGCGGATTCATTGACTACTAAATACCCCGCATCAACCAATGCGCGCAAGAATACTTGATAATAACCCGCGTACTTCTTGCCGTTCAGCTTCACATCACCATTGACAATAGCCCTCGCCGCAACAGGGTCAAAAGAAGCCCCGTCCCCAAAACCAGCCAAACGTTTTCCTGTGTATCGACCTGTAGTCATACCATGAACAATAGACCACGCCGCCTTATCTGGATTAATGATTGCGTCAGGGTTATTTTCGATCCCTACTTTCTTGTAGTTATCACGCCCCGTAAGTTGATCAACCCCACCGCCGCGATAATTCCATCCGTCATCAGTGCCGTGGCGATTGCCAAGCCTACCCCCATAAACGGAATTGGCCAACTCTCTAGGCTTACCTGCAAAAGCAATAGCCTCTGGACGATTTGGCCAAACCTTCTTAATACGGTCAGCCCTGTAATTCATGTTTTCACGAACGGGCTTAAACTTAGATTCACCCCAACCAGTAGCCATAATGTAAGCTAAATGTTGTGGTGAAAGACCATCCGCCAAGTCAATCACCTTCTCAATAACCTGCACCTGAACCGGAAGCAATGGACCAGTCAGCCCACGAATACCATCAAAGAATTTAGCGTATTCCATCATCCACCCCTTTGCAGCAATGTCTTAATATCGTCCGACATTGTTCCTAGCATTTTTTCAATACGATCATTATCTTCTTTGCGGCGCGTATCAATGCGAACCTCAAGCCTATCAGTCTCGGCCTTACTTTCTTTTCTAGCAGCAGCAATATCAATAGTGTTTTGTGCAGTTTGCCCCTTAACCTGCACAAGCCAAGCCACAACACCAATCAACCCAAGAATAAGCGGCCAAACACCCAAAACCGCTTTTACAAGTTCATCCATTCAATTGGCCCTTCTTACTAACCGAAAGAATACACCCAAGGTTGTATGAAAGGCAAATAGCCCAATAACCGGAAGCACTGCGAAAATATCACCAAAGAAACCAGATTGACCTAAATTTACTTCGTGAAAACAAGACGCCAGCCATCCCGCACCATAAACAACTACAAAGCAGAAATCCTCTACGGCGTCCCAAAACTTACCCGGAATAAAGGTAATGACTTCCCAAAAGGCATATGCAGCCGCAACATATAGCCACACATTAACGCGATTACCAAATTCCCCAACTGCATAAAATGATGCAATCATCGCTAGGCCAAACAATAGCTGGCCTAGCATAACATGCGCCCACTGGTTAGTTACCCACCCATACCAGTTCCTCTTGAAGTTATCCGGCGTGAATAGGGTCATAGTGCCACGATCAGACCCATCCCCGCACTTCGACTGAGAATGTTCCAGAAGCCGGGTCAATCGCACCCGCAGTGATGTTCTTGGGGTAGATCGTGACTGTGTTTGCGGAAGTCACAACGCCATCGTAAATGACCCCCTGCGCCGCAGCGGCGGCGGGCGGAGTGACATTCACACCATCCCCCAAGACTGCCCCCGTGACCGTCACGGTTAGGCCCGTTCCAACCGATTGCGCGGCGACCGAAGCAAAGTCCAGTGTCGCCGTGGCACGAAGGGCGCGAACAAGCTGCGCGCCGCCACCGATTGAAAGACCCTGCTGCAATAGCATTCGATCAGCAAGTGTTCCATTTACGATGGTAGCCCAAGAAATCCGCCCTGTTTCGATCCCGTCGGTCGCCACTTGGCAAGACGATACTTCTTGAGTGAATACTCTCTGCGTTACTGCTGTTGAAAGACCACGGGCCTGTGTGACTGAAAGGTTTGCTACGCCGGCCAGCGTGTCATCCCGCGCTCGGATTGTCGTCGCAGGGTTGTTGTCACCCGTTTGAAGAACGCCCCCATCCGGTGCTATTTCCACCCCAACGGCAAAAAGGTTGCTGGCTCCCTTGCCAACAAGCGTGCGACCGTCGCGCATGACTTCAAACAGGTCTGTGAGTTCAAAGGCGCGGCTTGCTGCGTCAACCGGCAGGCTGGATTGCTGAACACTATAGCCTTTGTAGAAAAGACCGCCGATAGCATAAGCTGCCGTTGCCGCTGCATCCTTCGACGCCGCCAAGAAACCAAGCTTCATGCCTACGGCAATTTCCTTTTCCGCTGGCTGATCGGTTACATGGATATTTGATTCGATGCCAACCCCCTGCCCGTCAGAACCCGGCGGGAAATAGGCGTAGGGGTTCATTCCCCAAATCTCTTGATAAAGTTGGCCGGTTGTCCCAAGAGTGAACACAGAAAGCCCGACCTGATGACGTGCGATATTGGACGGGCCGATCCCATCCCATGAAGGGCCTGAAGAGGATGAGCCAGCCTGCACTTCAATTCGCATAAAATCGCGCTGTCCAGCGGCGTCAGCCCCGGTTCCGCGAAGTTGGCCTGAAAGCATATATTGCCCACCAGAACCGTCAACGTAAGCTGTCTTGCTTTCAACCCGCTCCCACTTGCGGACAGTCGTGAAGTTCGGCTGTTCCGGCATTGCCCGCAGCGCGTCCGCATCGGTAGCGAAGATTGCTTTAGGGTGTTTTTTCCAGAATACCCGTTTAGTCCCTGACAATGTAGGAGTTACAGAGCAAGTCCACGCGCCCGCAGGTATATAGACAGTATCCCCGTCACTAGCCGCGTTGTAAGCCGCTTGCATTGGGGAAGATAGGTCGCCGGGACTTACAGCGCCATACAACTCTACACCATAAACGTCACCAGCCGCCGCCTCTGCCCGATCAGCAGCTTCCTGTGCGGCCAATACATCGGCAGGCGTGATAGTTGGCGTTGCGGCCTCTACTAAATCATCAAACGTTTGCGATGCGGGTGTTTCGGAAACATTGAAATCCCAACGGATACGCTTTTCACGTTGCCCGTCTGCATAGGCTTGGTATTGCCCCGGCTCAATATCAAAATCAACAGCACCAGAGCCATTAGTGCTTACTGTAAATTCATCAGGAAGCAACACAGCGGACGCCTGCGAAACAACAGGCCCTTGGCGTTGAATTGTAATAGTTGAATTGGTAAACAGAGTTCCATCAGGTTGACGAACAATACCAGTAACGTTGATGGTCATTTAGGTTCCTTAATAAACGCGGCGGCGGTAAAGGTAAACAGAACCGGCAGTAAAGTTACCCACGCTCAGGCTTAAACGATACTTCAATATCTTTTGAGCGGTTGCATGCGTAAACGCCGGGTAAGTCCCTGTATTTACGTTAGATTGACTATCGCCGCCCCCCGAAATGATACTTCCATATCCATAGTGAAACCTTAGCACGTCTTTAGTGCGCGATACCTCAACCGTCCCCTCAAAAGAAGCGCCGGTTGAAACCGCAAATATATTTACCACACCAGAATAAGCGCCACTTGTCTGCCTATATACCTGAAGCCTTAAATCACCACCCGAACCAACGTTTGCGGAAACATCAGAGAAAACCAACCGATACTCATAACCATCAACAAAGTCAGGCGTTTCAATTGCCGCAACCGATCCATTGACTGCAAATGACCAAATAACGCCATTCGCACCATCACCCACCGCAGTGCCATTGTATGGATGCCACCCCACCCGCATATAAGGCGCACCTACAGCACCCTCTGAAATAGCAATAGGGTTATCCCGCCAAGCATACGCCAAATCGCTTGTAAGTGGTGCGTCAGGGTCTAGAGCGGTGTCAGGTATGTTAGTCCAGTCAGCCATTACACACCATTACGCAAATTGATACGGGCCGGAAGTGTCGCCAAACAAAAGAGTAGGACCGACAAAATAAGACCCTTTGCGCTTTTGTTCATCCGTCGCAACACCGTAATTCCCCCTAGTGTTTTCAGTAATTAGACCATATCTAGCATCAAACTGGAACAACTGCAATTTAGCCTTAACAGTTGACCCTAGCTTGTCGTCAGCCCTATAGTAAACTTCCGTCAGTCTTTGGACTGGCTTGCCAGTTACATCACCGTCAATATAAGTTGACAAGTTAATAACGTCAGCTAGTTGCGGATCATCCTTAATATCCACAACTACCATATAGGTTTCAGGTGCGCGCTTGTATCTATTAAGCAACCGCCCCGTGATGATCTTAGCAGCCGCGTCAGCGCCATGATTTAGCCACCTGTTATATATCGTTTGCGTCCGTGAAAATCCAAACGATTCAGGTGCTTCCGCGTCAACGGATATGTTGATGTAACCACGTAGGAAGTTCTCTTTATTCAAGTCCTTGGTAGGGTCAATCTGGACCGTCCACAGTTCAACCCTAGTTGCGCGCTCATCGTCATTATCTTCTGTAGTAATGCTGATAATATGGCCTTTGTCGTTCCACATCTTAGGAATTGAATCCGCTGGCCTGTTAAGCCGTAGCCTGATCTTTTGCGCAATCTCATCCCACCAGATAGTAATACCTAGCTGGTTAATCTCAGAAATAAGCTTACTTACACCAGTTGGGCGGCAGATCGTTGCGGATAGCACCATTGTAGAACCCCAACGGTTAAACTCAGCCTGCCAATCAGTGAAGTCAATATAAGAGGCTGGAATATTACCGTAGTTGACTAGAAGGTCATAGATTACACTATCCGCCCTAACCCTATCAACATCAAAGCAAACCTGCACCGTCGCATTGGCGGTATGCTTTGCCGCTACAGTGCCTTTCTGGCCCCTAGTAACGGTCATCGTGTCACCAGACCGGGCAAACCCCATAATCTCGCTACCAACTACAACAAACCCGTTTGCCGGATATTCAGAGTTGCCAATACCGGAAGGCGACAATATGAAAGACCCCGCAGAAGCCTCTACGTCTGCTAAAACCCTCCCTTGACTAGCGGCGGGTGCAAGTGCTTTCTTGTCATCGGCAAGGCTTAGAATGTCACGCGCCTTTACAACAACGTTACCATTATTGTCTGGCCGTGAAATCCTATCCATTACGTAATGACGTGTTTTCTCGATTACAATTGCGCCATCTTCGTAATACCCCCAAGACACGCGAATAGGGCGGTTTGCGTAGTTAGGATTCCGCGCCTTGAACTTAGTCCAGAAACTACCACGGCTTATAGGGTCATAACCCGAATCATCTGTCTGTGCAGTGCCATCCATCCGACCCGCAACGTATTTATCAGTTAGTGTGTCACGGTCAGGATGATCCTTGAACGTAATGCTAACAGAAGCCCTTACGCCAAGTCCACCGATCTTGTCAGAAAAACCAGCAATATTAATCTCTTGTTCGTATCCAGAAACGCTAACAAGCGACGGAATGTAGTTGCCAACCTTTGCGGGATAGCTGGATTGACAAAATCGAAGAGTGTTTACGCCCTTATTGTAGTATTGCTTGAATTGGCATGTGTTGAATGAGTTATAGCACTTGCGAACAACGCCAGTTCCAAATGCAGCTAGGCAAGCACCTACGCCAAATTCCCGAGTGCATTGATCAACGTCAATCTCTACAACCCAAGCAATCTTTTTACCAGTCACCCCACGTAACTCCTAATTCCGAATTGCAGCGTTGCCAGCTTATCCGCTTCAATCCATTCAATTTCAAGCATTCCACTTTCATCCTTTGCACGGCAGTATCCTACATCAAGAGGATACCTTACCGGGCTTCCAGAATAAAAGAACGTCCCGCCTTGGTTGTAATGGCTTTCAAATGGGCCGATATAACGCTCAAGCCAATCACGTTCAAAGAAGCCCATGTTTACATCAGTTTCCGCGCCAACGGAAAGCGTCCGAGTGCCAAGGAAGTTGCCACCTATTGAATCGGTAAACTCTTTTTTATACATACGTGAGTGATGCAACGGCTTGTAACTTGTGACAGGCGCGTGAGGGAATATCAGCCGTTTACCGATAACAAAGACGCCAATGTTAGCAGGTCCATCTGGCAGGTATAGACGCCAATACCTAGCATCTTGCGGCCTGAATACGCAAAAGATGTCATCGCCGCTAGTTGGCGTTTCTTCGTGAACATCAACCCAAGCAACACCGTCAAGGGAATATTGCACTAGATACCTAGTTGGCCCACTGTTTAGGGTATGTGCTGAAATGCCAAACCCATCTGCGGTAATAGCAACAGCGAAGTCAAACATTAACCAGCAAGCACCAGTGCCAGCGCCGCGCCACGATGACCAAGTGTCAGGGTCGGTTACGTTGATTGCAGGATTAGTTGAAACGGCACTTGATGCGGTTACAGTTGGTTTGATGGACTGCCACAATACAGTTGCGGCAGTCTTTCCAACAGCGCCGAATTTAACGATAGCAGGCATTATCTATCCCTCTGAATAATAACACGGCCATCGCGTGATTGCTCATAGATTTGCGTCATAATTGTTTCCGCCATCTCGGTTAGGTAGCTTGGCCCGTCAAGGCGCACTAGGACATTCCGAGTAGGCTCTTGACGTGCCGTGGTTGCCGAAGCGCCAGCGCCACGCCCACCCCCGCCACTTCCCTTGATTGCATTAACGGCACCCATACCAGCGGCAAGCACGTTACCGTAAGCCATAAGCTTACCCAAGAACGGGACGCTAGGGTCAGCAAGTGCTTGCGTTGCAGCTAGGTAAGCATTAATAAGCGCACTACCTGCCGCGAAAGTCTTTTGTGCGCGCAAGAGTTCATCGTAACCACCGCCCGCTAGACTATTCATCTGCGCAAATGCACTGGACAAATTACTAAGCGTTTGCGAAGTTGCGTTTTGTTCAACGCCGACAGCATTAGAGTAGTAATCGTATTGCAGTTGCGCCCGTCGCTGCAAATACACTTCTTCTGCAATTAGCTTTTGTTCAAATTGCGTATTGAGTGCAGAAAGTTCTTGACTATACTTGACTAGGTTTTTCTGCGATTCAAGGCCAAACTCAAGCGTTAGCATTTCAGCCCGCCGCTTATTGTATTCTTCTTCGCTGATTAGCTTTTGATCAAGACCCCATTTCAGAGTTTCAAGGTTCTTCAACACGCCTTGATACTGAACCTGATTTAGAGCATCCCAAGCGGCTTGTGCTTCGTTTACCCCGGAGCCACCACCACCACCGCCGCCACCGCCACCTGATCCGACTGAGGGTGCAGTGAAGAATTCTTTATCGAATGTGTTGCTATTACCCGCAACGAATTGGCGAGGGTCACTTCTAGCACCAACTTCACCATAAACGCCATTATCAACCGCAGTTGAAATAGACCGCAAACTAACAGCTTCACCGATACGCTTACGAATAGACGCGCCAAGTGCCTCAACGCCGCTAATAGCGGCATTCATCCAGTTAGACGAAGGTGCAGCGGCGGCAAGTTGCCGCATCGCGTCTTCAGCTTCCAATGCAGCCTCGGCAACCTCAGTAGTCGCAACACTTGATTGCGCAAGTATTGCGTTCACCCTACGCATAGCGGCAGCTTGATCATCAAACGTTGTTGCGTTTGATGCGTCCTCCATTGCCGCGCGAAGTTCAATAAATTGAGCCTTGGACAATCCAAGTTGATCTAGGATTCCGCTCAATCCACCGCCGGGACGGGACAGCAGTGCCATTGATGCGTCTAACCCAGAAAACTCACCCTTTAGACCAGCAATAGCGGCCCTAGCGTCCTCAACCGCACTGTTAATCGCAAACTGCTTTTGATTCTCAATCATTGCGAGAATTTCAGCGTTTACTTCGCCGTATTTATCAACCATCGACTGCAAACCAGTGGATGAATACAGCTTGGAAATCTCATTTACCGAATTAACGCTGGCCTGCAATCTATCAACAGAACCAGTAAGAGTATCGGTATCACCACCAGCCCCAAGTGCGCTAGCACCCCACTGAATCAAAGCAGCGCCACCAGCAATAACGCCAACAGTCACCAGAGTAACCGGGTTAAGCAACTGTGCAAATGCACCGCGCAACGTTCCCAAGGCTTGCGGCAATGATTGACCAGCAAACCCTTGCACAACCTGCATACCCTGTTGCATACCGATTAGCGCAGGGTTCATTCCACCCCACGCAGTAACCACAACGTCATTCAACTGCGCGAATTGGTTGGCAACGGAACCTTGCACGTTATTAACGCGCTGCATTCCGTCAACATAACCCTGAATACCAACCTGCGCCCTTGCAAATTCAGCAGTCAACCTTTGGAGTTGATCTTGCGCTTGTTGTTCTGTTACAATATTACGTTGAACAGCGTCCGCAAGTCGCGCCTTGGCTTCGGTGTATCTGTTTTGAGCGGCTAGGAGTGGGTTAAACTCATTGGTAAGCGCGCGTAGGGTATCGGCCTCTTGGCGATGCAAAGCATCAACACCTCGCCGTGCATTAAGCAAAAGCTTACTGCTTTCGGCTTGCTTTTCTTGCGCCCGCGACAACTTGTCCGCACCAGCCGCAACCTGTTCAGATGCGCGATTAAGCTTGCCAAGGTCGCCAATAGCCTTTAAGACCTGACTAGAATCCGCCTCATAAACAAGAGTAGCCTGATTAGCCATTCGCGCGTTTCCAGTCCTTATCTTTGCCGCCGTTAATCAAAGCCTTAACGGGTTTTCTGTCCGCATGGTATTTTACCACATCGGAATAAGAACGTCTAAGCGCCCTATCCATAGCAAAGAGGCATTCACGCTCCCACCTATCTAGCGTGACATACGTGTGACGTTGCCATTCCTCCAAAACGCTCATTGTTAGGGGATTATCAATAACGCCCGCAAAACTACGCGCTGAATTGAAGTATTGAATTAACCCCATACAATCAAATGGCGGTTTTATGTCGGGAACCTTATCGCCCTTGCGCATATACCGCAAGTAATCCGCACGGCTAAGATTATCCTCGCCGCCCGGTGTATTCCAAGTTACGTCTTTTTCGACCCACGCCGCGCACTTTTCTGCGACGGTTGAGTAAAATTTTCAATGTTAGCGGTCCCTACCGCCAAGTTATCCTTGATCCACTTAGCGTTAGGATGATCAATCAGATACTCACGATCCGCAAGACTAGCAACCCCGGAACCTTCAATATGATCCCAAGATTCAGAACCCCAATCCCAACTATCAATACAATGAATTAGAGTAATTCGTTCTACATCTGGCGTTACAGCACCATCGCCACCCGCCGCCATCGCAGCCCAATAATCAGACTGCGCTTGCCGCAATGCCGTAACAACGCGCTTTGAATCCTTGCTCACAACGTTGATTACAATCCCCGTATCTTCTCCATACGGATTCTTAATCGCAATCGGATACAGTCGATCATACTCGACCATAGAAGCCATATTAGCCATGTTATTCCCTCTCCAAAGAAACCGCGCCCATTACAGGCGCGGTAGTTAATTAAACCGCAGTGGGCTTAACAGTAACAGGGCCTTGAACGATTGAACCCGTCACACCTTGAGTTTGAACGTCATCAATCCCAATACCGCTATCCATGTAACCTGAAAAGATAACACGGGCATACACATAAGTCGGAGTAGTTACACCAGCAACGCCATCCGCGTAAACCTTGCGAACCGCGTAGGTTGCACTTGACTTCGCAAGGCCAAAGGTGCGGAGGTTATCCTGACCAGCGCAAGCATTGTCGTAAAACCACGTTACCTCGAAATCCGTATCGTTATCAGCACCTACACCGCGAATACGTTCTCCGCTAATGCAATTCTCTGAAATGATGTTAGCTTCACTGGCCATTTCAGGAGTTTCTTGCAAGCAACAAACGTTTACATAGGTCAGTGCCCCAAACTCAGTAGGGTTTAGATCGTCATCTTGTGCGGTCACACAAACTTGAAACTGTTGACCGCGCCCGAAAGTCTTTTCTGCCATTTTCAAGCCCTTTTGAATACTTCGCTAAAACATAACCCAAACGCGCAACAAACGCTAATCAGCCCCAACACCGATATAAACACTGCAATTCAGCGCGGTTGTGTGCTTGCTCTAATACAGGCGCACCTAAAACCCTTGGCCTATCTGGAAACCTAACTACAGCGTCTTGATAAACCATTGCCCCAGTTGTAACTAGGAAGTCACTAACGCGCCCGCACAAGCCCTTATGCTGGCCCCAATTCCAAGTCAAAGGGGCCATAACCGAAACGTTAATCAGACCTTGCAAGCCTTCGCCACAATCAACTGAAATAGCAGTTTCTTCCGTATCAAGACCAACGTCCTGAATAATCAGAAACGGAAGCTTACTATCCGGCGTAAACACTTCGCCCTGATACATCTTTGCGGTTTCTGTCCATTGATCTAGCCTAGCCTTAATAGCCAGCCAAATCTTTCCCTCGGCATTTATTATCCTCGTCATTTCATTTTCATCCTTAATCTGGTAGCAGCCGCGCGCATGATGGACCGATACCTAGCGCCAACTGCCTGCACCCAAAACCTCCCAGCCTGATTATAGAACCGACCTAGACTATCAAAACCAGTGAAACCGTAATTCAATCGCCGGAAGTATGTGGCAGTATACATATAGCTGATCTTATCACCGATCTTTGCAGACATAATATTAGCGCGGGAAGTGTTAGCACCTGACCTGAAAGAACGGTCACTGGGATCATTACCCGGTCCAGTTACGATAGTCGTTTCGCCGTTAGTTGTGGCAACTAGAGAGTTGCGCAAGTTACCAGTCAATACCGGAGTTGCGTCCCTAAGTGCATCGTAAAAGTCTAAGCTGCCTTCACGAAAAGCGGCCTCACTTCTTTGTTCCGTCTCTAGCGTCCACTTGTTTACACTAGCAAGAAACGCCCTAGTTGTCCCGCGCCTAGCCATTGCGCCAATTCCTGTTAATGCTGTATTTGACCGAACAACTACAGTTGACGACTTCACTCGCAGGCAAGTTAGGATCATGCGGATACAAAGGCGTAAACCCGCCAATAAAGAACGGCGAATTTAGCCCCTGCACTGTTTGCTTTTCCCGGCCCGCATTAAGGTGAAACGGTCTAGGTTCCATCTTTCTAGTTGAATGCACCCACGTTTTACGCACCGCCTGCAAGGGCAATCCAAGACGTTCCGCAGCCTGCCGCCAAGCCTCTTGACGCCCCGCATTGATAGCGGCTTGCCTTTCCGTCCTAGCGATAGTCCGACCGCGTGATAGCAACAGCTTTGCCGCGTATGCCGCAGTAATACGGTCAATCTGCGCTTGTGTTAGCGGCTTACCATCATTAACAGCCGCTCGAATAACGGCATCAAATCGCTTATCCCTGCGACTGTATTCAAGGGCTTGGCTTGGGTTATCCGTCAACCATCCGCGCATGTTAAGAACCCACTGCGCCTGTTGCTGATTAAGCCCTACAACCCCACCCGTCCTAGTGGTGCCATCACGACGCCCGATAATGTCAACAGCGATACGGTCAACACTGCGCCCGAATGCCAATCCATCCCCGACAATCATGCGAACCGCAGACCGCGAATCCTCGGTAATCCTAGTGATATGCGCGCCTATAACTTCCCTAGCGTAACGTTCACTCTGCGAAGTCGCGCTATTCCATCTAGGGCGGTCACGATAAGCCATCCCATCAACTTCCGATACACCCCCTTCCGCGTATGTCTGCACAAGTTGAACCCGCAAGTCATCCCAAGCCGACTCACTAATATCAATCTCATTCAAGACAGATTGAATATCTCGCGATTCAATAGCTGCGCGCAAACGCGAAATCTGCACTTGATCCTTAATAAGACCAGCGCCCTTTTTGAATGCCGTTAATAGCGCACCCTCAGTCGCCATAACTCTACCTTAAGAAGAAGCGATAAGCCGCAGGATCACCAGCCGCAGGAATAGCATCAACCCGAACAACAAGCCTAACTGCCCCGTTTACAGACACCCGCGCGCCGGATACTGGAACGTAATCAATCGCCGCGCAAATTGCCTGCAAGTCCGTCGCCACTAGATTAGGATCACCAGTTAGGATATTACCACTCACACCACTAACCGCAGCGTTGAACGACGCTGCAACTGTCACCTCGCTAGGTGGCAACAACGGATCAACATTAGGTGTCACCGTGACAGTCTGCGATTGAACGCCGCCGTTCTCGAACCTCGCAAGCAACCGTGGCGCGACCGTATCACGAAAACGCTTAACAAGATCACCCACTTAGACCACCAACGCGGCGGGGTAAAAGTTGCCCTTGCGCTTTAGGAAAGGCAACAGCAGCGCATACGCAAGCGGTAATATATACCGATTGTTTTCCCAGTATCCAGTGCCTTCCATCGGTTCTGCATAGGTCACTGCAAGACTATCAACCTTCTCTGACGTAACTTGCCCCGCCGCAGTTCCCCCGCCGCCAAAGATAGCAACACCATTGGCCCAAGCATATCCAGCTTCATAGGCCGCATGCTCAACCCTAGCTGGAACCGTAGTCCACAAGTCACGCGGGAAGCTGGCATCTGTAGTTGCAGAGCAACCACGATAGTCTTGCTCAAACTGGTCTACATAAAGACTACCATACTGACGCGCCGTTGCGGTAGGATTGCACGAAACAACCCTACCAGTCAAAGCAAGATACGCAATCATTGCAGCGTCGGAACCGTAAGCCATAGCTTACTCCGACATCAATACAGCAGCAAGCCCCGTGCCTGAAGTGATAGCAATCGTGCCTTTAAGATAAGCCTTGATTGACTTCAAGTCCACAACCCGAGTCGCGCCCGCAGGAATAGAGCCGACAGCTAGACCCGTGGCAGTGGACACATCACCCACACCGGGCAGATACTCACTAACAGCGCCATCACCATCAATCACAGGCGACAACGCCCCCGCAGTTGGGTTACGAAGGATCAGGAATCGAGTCTTACCCTCAGTGTAGACAAACGAATCAGTGCCGTTTAGCACGGTTTCGGTTACAGTTGCAACACCCTTTGACGGGAAAACTGTGGAAGGAATTGCAGGCATGTTTGAACCCTTTTCAATAGATGTTACGACACTAGCAGAAACGCGCTTGACAGGCAAAGCGGGCTAGGGTATTGGTTAGGTGTAGCAAAGGAGAATCGGACAATGAGTAAACACAACGCCACCAAAACAATCCCGCTTTCACTGTGGCAGGACATTATCAAAAGCCTTGAGTATTCAGCGAAGAATCCATGCGCCCACACAATGAACAAAACAAACGTTGCAATTCAACAACTGCGCGAAATTTCAGACTGGGAGTCGGGAAAATGACCAAACTAGAATACGCACTTAAGGCTATCGTCGCGTTTGCCTTAATCTTTGGCGGCGCTTGGCTTGTCGGCTTTGCATCAACGATTGGGGGCTAATATGACCAAACACTACACCGAAACCCGCGTGATTATCCGCAAGAACGGCGAACCAGTGGCGTCATATCCACGTTGGGCGGAATGGTAAGGGCTAGTTAGCCCTTACTTTTCTTGGATTGTGACCTCGCCACTAAAGAATGTAGCCGTAGTAGATGACGACAAAATGCAGTGCAGCATTGCGGTTCCGTTATAAAGCCTAACACCGGGGGAAGGAATAACCCTCGGCGCTGAAACGTTTGGAATAGTTGTTCCAACTTGCGCAATATCACGAGTAATAATCATTGATATAGAACCTGCGCCCAACGAAGTCCCAAGAGTGACCGATTGAATAGAGCGGACACCCTTGTCGCCAGCAGCAAGGTTAAACCAAACCAAAGTCCCGATAACTGGCGTTGCCGGAATTTGAGAGCCAACAATTGCCGAAAGTGTCGCCGTTCTACCAGCCACACCGTCAGAGTTAGTATAACTAACAGTCGCGTTTGTAATTACAGCCGCGTTTGTTGATGCAACAGTGAACAACATCGCAATGTTGCAACCTTCGCCATTGGTAGTGCCGTTAATGTCACGCGGCGGCAAGGTTGGCATCGTAATAGTTTGGGCGGTTGTGGTAGTAACCACAAGCCCAGTGTTTACCCATAGAACGTCAAAGAACAGATTGGTGTGGTTCACCGATGCGGCAAGTTGCAACTCTGTTAGAAAATTAGCCCCAGTCGCCGGGTTTTTAATCGGTATAACACCGTTATCCGCAGCAGTAGTGCCGTCAGTTACGCGACCATTAACACCCGGAGTTCCCGGCGACCACGCCCCCGGAAAGCCCGCATCCTTCGCAGTGCAATACCAATACCCCACAGCATCCGAAGCCGTGCCAGACTTCATAAATCCGACTGTATAGCCATTGTAAGCACCAAGTCCAGCGGGCGGATATTCCGCCCCTTGCGCATCACGGTGAGTCCATCGTCCTTCCTCATTCAGTATCATGTTTTCACCCGGAAGCAAGATGAAAGACATTAGTTCAATTGCATTAGTCCCATCGAAGTGATCTACAGTGACCTTACTAGACGCACTTGCGCTTGCGTTTGTGATGTTTAGGTGTTTGACGTTCCTAAGGACACCAGCACCCGGCGACGTTACAATCGTTGTAGTCGTGGCAGTCGTAATCGGAGCAGAGTTAATGCGCCCAAGCGTTCCCGCCCCGCTAGAAACGTCAACAAAAGAGGCATGACACTCGATCAATGCCGCCGATGCAGTAATAACTCGAATAGTGTCGCTAGTGCTTGTCAGGTTAATCATTTAGAAAGCCCACCCCAATGTAACGTCATAACTTCCACCACCCCCACCACCCGGAATATTCACAACCGCAGTAGCTCCACCAGTCACAGTAACGCCCGCGCCAGTGAAGTTCAAAGTAGCCAAGGCAGTAGTTACCGAAACACCCTCATCTTGAACGGCAACGGAACCACCACTAGGCAATTCCGCAACGGTTGCTTTATGCAAGACTCCCGCGCGTTCAATAATTAAAAGGTCGGTGCCAGTAACCGCCATTATGGGGCCGCAGTCAATTGACTAATAGAGAAACCTAATACCTGACCAGATCGAGTAATCGGGTTAGTGTTAGTCGTTCCCGCAAGAGTAACAGAAGCGTGGCTAGCAGTTTCAATCGCATCCAGATCAACCGCTTGCGTGATCGTAATATTCGCCAGCTTGTTAAACTGCGCAGGAACCATCAAGCCCGCGTTAGTTCCATTGCCCGCCGGAATAGTCGCATCCGCGCCGCTAGAAGAAACCACAATGCCTTGGGTTGGGCTTGCGGTATATGTAAGGTCAGTGCCGCCAACTACAACGTCAAGACCTTCCTGCTCTGCGACTTTAGTAAAACCACCGCCACGCCACACATAGATGGCCCAACCACTGCCAACCGTCGCGTCACCAGTCGCATCGACAACGAAAACCCGATCACCAGTTGTTAGACCAGTCAATGCGTTTCGCGCGGCAATGTTGGCAACGTCATATTCAGTTGTGCCAAGATTGGCTTGCATATACGACAGAATGTCGCTGGCAAGCGTATGGTAAACCGCACCGCCTCTTTCTACGATGAAATAATCAGAACCTTGAACAGCCATTTTTACGCCCTTGATAGTGTTGATATTGCATAACGAATTTCATTGCCAACCTTGACAAAACCCGGACCTGCCTCAATGCTTGGCCCCGGTGGACCCTGAACCCCGGCAACCGCCACATTAACAACAGGCGCTGGCACGGCAGACAATTCAATCGTAAACTCTTGCCCACCCGTGACATTTACAGTCGGCCCATCAATCGCCGTAACTGTAACCTGCATTATGTCACCGAAAAGCTAAACTTAGGCCACCCAATAGACGAAGCAACGCCCAATATCTGCACACGAAAGCAATACGTCCCGACTAGCAGTGGATCAGTGCCTTCGATGGTTACACGCACTTGACCTGCAACCGCATTAGTAATAACACCAGTAATTCGTCCAATAAGCGAATCAGACAGATCAAGAAACGCAATACTACCACCCGTCAAATCAACAGCGCCACCCTCATCAGTAATAGTGCAATCAAACACTACATCACTTCCGCGCGTTACAGGTGGCAGCGTTACAGCAGTCATTGCTAAACCCTAATTCGTTTCATCCGACACTACCACAAACAGCCCCGACACTCAATTAAGCCCGCTTGACACTCCCAAGCAACCATGCAAAACTACCATCACACAACAGAAATGAAAGGATGATTGCTTGTCTGCCCGGTCTAACAACTGAAAGGCGGTGATCCTGTTATCTATGGGAAAGGGGCGCAACACTGCGCCCCTAACTCATTCAATCGGCCTAATCTTTATTAGGCAACGGTGCCAGTCGATTCCCGCAGGATTTCAGGGCGCTTACACATCATCAGCGGATAGCTGTAGAGTTCACCACGCACCCAAGCATCGCGGTCACGGTCGCGGATAGTCATAGCGTAAACCGACTGACCGGGCGCACCCACGTAGGGCATGAACTCGTCGGCAGGGGCCATAACTTCGGCAAAGATACCGGGCGCACCAATCGGGAAGAAATGAGCCTTGTTAGCAGCAACCGCAACAGTCGTGTTGTTATCAGTTCCACGGTAGTTATGGAACGTAACTCCGCCAACAGTGAACGTCTCGAAAGGATCAATCCCGCGCAGTTCCGCAGACGCTTGCCAGTTCAACCACAGCTTAGTCACGCTAGGATGCGAGATAATCGCATCAAAGTAAGCGTCACCAGCAAGGGCATGAATAGTCGCGCCCATCGGAATAGCGCCACCAGCCGAACGTTCAATCCCACGCTTAACACCACGGCAGAACTTCGGGAAGTCCGTAGTTGCGCTAGTGAAGTCAAACGTTTGATCAGCGGCTGGAGTGATACCAAACTCGGTAAAGTAGTTATAGATCACGCTATCATCAGCGTCAACCACAATACCCTTCAAAGCGCCAAGCCGCATACGTTCCTTGGTCAGTTCTACGTCATTGCGAACACGCTGCAAACGGCGCATGTATTCGGTCATAACTACGGTTTGTTCGCTTTCCGAACCGAATGCCCGCAGGCCCGCGATTTCAGCAGCGTAAACCGTTGCGCCCTTAGTAATACGTGGCACATAGAACGGGCGCGCTTTACGAATGTCGCGTTCCAGTTCCTTGGGCGGCGCACCATTGGCAGAAGTCTGAATCAGCGTCAGTTGCCCGTCGCGCTCATCGACCCAGATAGAACGTTGCCGCACAGGTTCAGGCGCAAAGATACCAAGCGAACCCAAGAATGTAGGCAGATAAGGCGTCCGCTCAATTGCGCCCGAAAGCGAAGTAAGCTGGAAAGCATCACCGTTGAAGATGTCAAGAGTAGCCATTATTATTCCTTCCGAACCTTAATACCAAGCAGAGCCAAAGAAGCCTCAAGCCCAGTCGCGTTAGTAGTAACCAAGTGAGCGAAGTTCACTTCCGCGTTTTGATTGATGATAGTCCGCTTAGCAGTTACGCCACTGTCGATAGCGTCGTAAAGGATACCAACGGCAACGTTACCCGGCGAAGCAGCAGCACCATCATAGCGCACATAGTCACCAGAAACGATTGCAAGCACAGTGCCAGCGGTCCAATCTGCGCTAGCGGTCGTAATCAGAACCTCATCACGCGACTGATAACCGTTAGACTCGCTAACCAGAAATTCAGCAGTGCGCAGTCCAAGAGTAAGAGCGGGCATTATTTGTCACCTTTCTTTTCGTAACCCGGCAGCTTGGCGATTACGTCACCCCAAGGATCAGCCGAGTTCTGTTTCTTTTCCTTGATTGCATCGCGCACTGAATTATCAGCCGCTTTATCAATCACCTTAAACATGCCAGCGATTTCAGCTTCCGAGGCGTCTTTAACAGCATCATCGCCAAACTTAGCCTTTACAGCTTCAAGCATGGACTGTGCCTTAACCTTTGCGTCAACCAGCTTTGCAACAGCCGCGTCGTCCGGCACCTTGGATTCAGCATCGGCCAGTTTTGCCTTCAGTTCACCAATAGCCGCGTCTTTCGCGTCAATCGCAGTCTTGTGATCTTTCAGGATAGCTGCAACAGTATCGGCGTCTTTCGCTTCCACCTGCACAGCCTTATCACCGAGGATCACGGTTTTAAGTTCAACCGTCATTCGTTTGTCCTCTACAGTTACAGGGGAAGCCCCCCAATTAGCGGCGTCACCGATACGTGCAGCCGATCCAGCGCGACCCTTAGGGACAAGCGCCAAATGATTCATGCGAATATTGACCATTTCAAAGTCAGCGTTCACACCATCACGGGCTTTGACGATTTCCGCCGTGTAGCCCATGGAAATTTCTTTATGCGACGTTTCCGCCGCCTTAACAGCCGCAGCATCCTTAATCATCGGATTAACGACAATCCAGTCGCCATCTTGCTTGTAAGCGTCACCTACATCGCCAACTGAATATTTAGCGTAATTATCAGCATCAACCAGTTCGGCGGGATGATCTACAGTGACAGGAACACGCGTAATACTAGCCAACGTATCAGCATGGAATACTTGATCAGGCGCACGATACACCTTCACAATATCATCACCAGAAAAGCCCGCCGCAATAGCAGCATCGCCAATTTCACTAGCTAGATAATCCTGCACCCCTACGCGCGCAACGCGGCTAGTCGCCACAAGATAACCCTCTTGCGTTTTCTTAATACCGCCAATAACAGATTTATCAGAGAATTTAATCATGCGCTTACCGTATCATCCTCTTTATCATCCGGCAAATCACCCCTTAAAGGCTCATCTTCTTCCTCTTTAGGTTCCAATTCACCACCAGCCGCAACCCAATCTTCGTGAGCCGCCTCAATACCGGGGAAACAACCTGACTCGCTAAGACGATTAATCAGTGCCTTTTCCGCAACCTCTGGCGAAAGGAAACCGCCCGCAACCGCCGTATTTAATGTATTAGCAGCAACCGAACCAATATCCTGAATCTCTTTTTGGTTAGGTTGTTCAAGTGGTCGCCAGTTGTAATAAATATCATCTGGATAATTACCCAATGCAGACCGAACAATCATCTCATCAAGCGTTCTAATCAAGGGCGTAATCTTATTATCCTGAATACGCCGCACAGATTGATAATAAGTCTTTAGGCTACTTTCGCCGGAATTACCAAGCCCACCATCAACACGATCAAAAATCCGCGTAACAGGATAGCCCCACATTGCGCAAACGTGTTGCTGCATACGCTGGATAATAGGATCAAGCCCGCCAAACTGATACGCCGATTGCGCCCAGTCCTCTTTTTCCTTATCAATAACCCCCATGCCCTGATTGCCTTCTTGATACTTAAACAAGGCGTATCGGGCAATAATCTGTTGCTCAGTTACGGGGTCTCCCACATTATCCATAAGCCCATCAACCTTCATAATAGAGGTTCGGGCTTTCTGGACTAGGAAGGTAGTGTTCGCAATAACAGCCTCGTATTGCTTGATTGACTCAATGCCAGCCGTTAAAGATGGCAACCCAGTTTCGCGTTGCGGGCTTGGCGAGTTAATCATCCGCAACACGCGGCTAGGATGAATCATCGGACTAACGAAAGTCGCGTCTGTCGTAATCTGATACCACTCAGGATGATCATACCAAACGGACATCGGGTCAGTAATCAGATTGCCATAGGTGTAATCACGGCGACGGAATACACGCGCAAACCTAAGCCCACCGCGACGTGTCCGCTCAGTGACTAGCGGTTGAGTTGCGTCCGTGCCATCATCCAGATAGATAATCGCCTCACCTTCCAGTGACGCGAAAACCTGTAAGTCACGAATCAGCTTAACCGCGTCAACTCGGCGCTCTTCTTTCTCGATCAAGCTAACCTTAGCGTCATCCGCTTGCCACTCGCGCCACTCTGATACGGTATCCTCTGGCAACGTGTTGATAAGCAACTGTGCAAGCGGGCTTGTATCATAGCAGTTGTAGAACGTGACCAGATCTTGACTTGGCGCGCGGTATGTGTAGTTGATGCCCGGTTGCGCCGCGCCAACCATTGCAGTCGTTGCAGTGGTTAGACTGTCACTGATGAACCTACCGTTAGATGCACGTTTAGGCATACGAACCCCTTGACTTTATGGGGCAGTATGTGCTAAGTGATTCGTGGAAGCAAATTAGGCATGAAAGGACGAATCGATGCGCTGGCATAACTATGAAGAAGAACCTACAGATAAGTTGATTGAGCAAACGTCAACGCTTAACGTGTTTGCTGATACTGAGTTGGATATTGTCACAATTTCGGATTGTCATAGTCTGAATTGCGATGGCTACATTCACTTGCATAAAGGCGAAGCAATCGCAACCGCCCGCGCAATCTTGAAACACTTTGGGGAGGGTTTGGAATGACCGAAATCACAATCTACAACAGCGCAGGCGTTCGCGCTGATCTTGTTGACAATGAGGCGATTCGGGTTTACTGTGAGGGACGCGAATCACTAGAGATGACTCGCGACGAATGGATGGCAATTTCAAAAGCACTGGAGGTGCATGATGATGAAGTATAAAGTTGGGGATAAGGTTAAAGTGGCCGCATTTCATCGCCACCACTTTGATATTGGTGAGGTTATTACAATCCAGAAAGTGAACGATTGTGATTACTGTGCATCAAACGGCAAAGAAATGTGGTATATGCGAGATTCGGAAATCGAACCATACACCCCACCTCACCAAATCGAAGTAGGCGGCAAATACACCAGCCGCAACGGCAATAGTTGGGAATGTATCTTCGTGAGAGATGGTGTTGCTTGGCTTAATCACGGGGATACAACAGCATACTGTTGGAATGTTGACGGGACGCCTATTTGCTTAGGCGCAGGCAGTGAATACACCATTGATCTTGGGCCAAAGGTGGAAACCATTACCGTTAAAGGTTCGATTCACAAGGGTTCAAGTGGAGGTTGGGTTACATTCCACTCAGATATGGGCGACCATAAATTCACGATGGAAGTCACCACCCTAGACGGTAAGCCAGATTGGTCAACCGCAAAGATCACGCCATGCGACTGATCCGCCAAGCAATCACAGTAGGGCTACTAAACCTAGCCCACTTTACAGCAAGCACATCTGCGGCGCGGTATTATATCAGGACTGCGGTTGAATATGAGGACACACTCTAAACAGCCGCCCAATTGAAAGCGCGCTTAACCATTACAGGCGACAAGCCATACCTAAGAGCATCAACGTAGTGATTAAACGCATCGACCGGAACGTCTAGGATTAGGTTCTGGCCTGTCTTGGGGTCAATAGCGTTCCGGTCAATCTTCCAACTGTAATTCTGAAATTCATCCAAAGTGTTCTTACACCTTGGATGAATATAAACGCGCCGATATGAACGGATAAACTGAATCCCATCCTCAACGCTGCCTTTTTTCTTGACAACAGGCTTACTTCTAGTCAAGCCCCCACGAATCACATGGCTAATCATTGCAGGTTGCGCGCTATCCCAATAGCAGTCGTAACGGTGGAAGTCTGGTATCTGTGCAGCTGTTCCGGGAATGTCATCCAACTCAATACCAACGCCGCCCGCCTCATATTCAATCCAAAGGCAGTCGTCATACTCCCAAGCCCTGATAACAGCCACAGGGTCTTGTGAATAACCCCAGTCGCCGCCTTGATACGGGCCTTTCCATCCTTTGCCGGGCGTAAACTCTTTCTGTTCAAATCTACCGTTGAATATCTGGGCGTGACTGTTTTCGCGGTATTCTCCTAGCCAAACATGCGCCCATGTTCCATAGTCCAGAATATCTCGCTGCCGTTCGCATAGTTTTTGCAGACCTTCAGGAAAGAACGGATTGTCAGTGTAGTTGATCTTTCTGACAATCGCATCCTTTGGCGGGTTTTTAATAAACCTATGATCTACCGGGCTATTGCGCTTCTTTGGATTCCAAAGCGCCCAAATCTCCGAACCCGGTTGCCGCAAGACTGTTGCCTCAAGCTGCAACCAGCTTTCCTCTGGAATATCCTCAGCTTCTTCTACGATTGTAAGGTCGATCTTTGCCAGAGACTTAATCGCAGTTGGATTAGAATGCAGGCCCTTGAACATAAATTCAGTGCCGTTCTTTCCGATGATCCTGTCACGCTGCAATTCGTAATGTTCTGCCAGCCACCAATGCGCCTCAATAGCGGCCTTTAATTCGGCATAGAACGATTGCGCAATAGAGTTCTGAAATTCACGAACGCAAAGAACCCTTAGGCGTTCCACATACCCCCATACAGCCGCAACCAGCGCCGCAGAGTATGACTTTCCGCTTCCCCGGCCACCATACATTGCGCGATACGAAACAGACCCGCGAAGTGATGAAAACACCTCACGGGCCGCTTTTGATAGGACTACTTTAGCTTCTTCTTGCGCCTCACTCATGGCGCTACGGTATCACATCACTAGCACAGGTTCAACTTTCCGCCAAACGATACCGCCACACAAACCGCCAATAAACATGATCTTCCGCAATACCGATCTCGCTTGAATGCTGATCAGTGTAACAGACTTCGGCAAGTTTACCTACGCAAGGGCAGCGTTCGCCGTTGAAGCTGATCCATGGCCCCCAGTTAACTGACATCAGTATGCACCTCAATATCGCGCATCAACTCGCAAAATTCAATTGCTTGTTTGTATTCGCAATCCTCTAGCATAGCATCAACTGCCCAACCTAGTGCGTCGTGAATCGCCCGGTAAGCTTCTGCGCTGTCTTTGTATCTACGTTCTTCCATTAATTCGAATCCTTAACAATTAAAGACTTCATCCAATCAAGCATACGATTCCATCTATCACTTGGAGTTTCAAATCCAGTTGAATACTCATCATTGTAAAAAACAATTTCACGAGTCATGGCCTCACTTATGCCAAACCTATCAGATACAATATCAACACCATAATCATTCATTGAATCAACATCAATTCCGCGCGCCTTACCAACAGCACCAAGCAAGCAATATCTGCCATCTTCGGATGATAAAATATTAGACGTTAGTTCTTTTTTTTCCATATTTTCCAATACATTAATTGCTTCTCTAAGGAATGCTTGCCCACGCTGGCCTTTGATTGCTGATTTTACAGCACCCCTATACATAATAAAACGCCAGTTATCATCGCAATCGTCACTGTATTCTGACCTACTCACTGCCTAACTCCCCTGATAATAAGGCACACAAACCGTGCCAGTTTCATACTCCGAAACGTCAATAGCATACTCTTTCCCAAGCGCAAACACAATCAATCGCTCTGGAATGTCGTCCGCGTTCTTTTCAACGGTTACTGTGTTCCCGTCAATATCGTAAGCTTGATCAGTCGGCCCACCAGCTAGGCGGTTTTCATATTCCGCGTGAATGTAGCATTCATCCGTGCGGGTGACTGTTAGTGTTCCGTCTGCTACGATTACGGTTAGTAGTAGTTCGATCACTTCACTCTCCCCGGCTTAATCGCCATTGTCATTCCTGCACAACTAACACCATCAACCATCAACACACCATCAACCAGCGTCAACCGTTCCGCAGTCTTGACGTGTTTAGCGTAACTAGCGGTCACACCTTTGTAAACAAGGACAGTCTGCCCCTTGCTTATTGCGTCTAGTGCGAATCGGTATTGCTTTTCCATGTAGGTAGGTTAGTCGGTTGTGAGTAGGTAGTCAAGGGATTTAGCCTTACTCATCACCCGTCACTGCGCGGATGGCGGCGGCGGTGTGGGGGGTCATAGCGATGGTTCAATCTGTGAAAGTGACGAAATTGAAAGCGCGCCGGATAACGGTCGGGGCGGTTTCCAGCTTGTATGGACCAGCCCAAACGCTCACCGTCTGGGTGAAAAAGCCGTCGTCCCCGACAACACCGCCGATGCAATACTCTGGGGCAACCTGCGCCTCTGGATAGCCAGATCGGCGCAAGATTGCGGCCCATTGGGCCGCTTCTCTAAGCACATCATCGCGGGCCGAACTCACCGCTTCACCTCAACGGCAAACACGCCAATTTCGGTTTTTGTGTCGTCAACATGGAATCGGACAACATCGGCGCATGAGGTGTTCTTGGCCGCATTCTTGGCCGCGCGGATGGCATCTGCCTTGCAGGCCATAAAGTGATAGGCGTCCTCAAGCGTCCCGTCCGCCGTCTCCATCCGCAGTGCATACCGTGCCATCTCTCTGTCTCCATATCCCGTTGTGGGTATGGGGATACTATGCATGATGTGCATTGATGGGTCAACAGGGAAATTGCACATAGTGCATAAAATATTGCAGGCCGATTCTGCAACCTGAGCATAGCCGTGGCCCCATTCGCCGCCTGCATCATCGGCGAAGTTGTAGCTGGCCGATGATAGCAGGTTGACGATCTGGCGCAGATATTCAGGCTTAGACTTGTTCCACAGCGGGGCAAATACAACTACGCCCCCGATTTTCTCATCATCAGTCATTGCGCTTCTCCCATAGCAAAGCCCGCGCAAGGTTCAACGGGCCGGGCGGTTTTCCTTTTTTGCGTTGCGTAAGGTGTTGAAAAGATTGGTGACCCCGGCAGGACTTGAACCTGCAACCCTCCCCTTAGGAGTGGGATTCTCCGCCCGCAGAATAAGCCGATCTGCGCAGAAAAGCACCCCCTGCACAGGCGCGAATTCGGTTTGCGCAGAGAAACCGCGTGTGCGTAGGTTCAATGAACCAAAGAGCATACCCCTAGCGGTCATGGTTGCAAATCCAGTGCGGAAAGGACGCGCGTTTCGTGGTCATCTTGTGCGGCGGCCTTGGCGGATTTTGGGCTGCGTTCCCACCCATACGCCCCAAGCGGTGTTGACCACTTCCACCCGTTTTCATCTGCAAATCGCACAGTGTATCCGGTGGGGACAGTATGGCTCTCACCATCCATAACATGCGATCCGCCTGACTGGACCCACACCAGCGGCTTGACCTTCACCGCCCCCCGCATCCGCGCGACCTCACCCCGCAGGCGTTCAATCTCGTCGGCCATGGCGGGGACAAGCTGGCGGGCGGCGGCGATGAAGCGGGCGTCCTTGTGATCTTGGTTTCCTTCAATCGGTGCGTCATTGCGCTTTACCCGGCATATCGGAAACCATTCGCCATTAGGCCCAGTGCCGAAAACATTGTCCATCCACGATCCAAGCCGCCACGGCCCTTCCGTCACCCCGTCCAGCGCATCCCGCGACTGCTTCACAAGATCATCCATTGCGGCTCTCCAGGTATTTCCACATCGGGTCGTCTTGGCTCGG